GCCAATTTATATTGGCCTTGTGCAACATTCACGATGAAGTCATCATCACCAACTGGTGCTGGTTCACTGAACACTGACTCATCATAGTTTGCGTAACCATCTTTCTTACGCATACGAAGTTTGAAGTTAGCACCTTCCCAGAAGTCAAACACGTTGACTGGTTTTTCATCTTCGAAAGTAGGACGAGCCTTGTCCATAATCTTGTCGAAGATTTTCTTACCAAACTTAAACAAGAATACCTTACCTTCATTCTCAGGATGCTTTGGATCGCTGACAACTAGAATGTTGGCAATGAAACTTAGTTTACGTTTTTGTTTGCGAGCAATTTCTTTGTTCGCATCTGAACCACTGTTCCATAGTTGAGTGTTTAATTCACCAACAGGATCGTTTTCACCAAGAGTGGTTAGAGAGTTTTCGATATACCACTTACCAGTTGGACCCTGGAAGCCATGGCTGAAGATACGAACCCAAGGAAGTTCATCACCATCTGCACGAGGTAGGAATCGAATAGTTGCTGTTCCGTTACCAGCCTTATCACCTTCTAGACGCCAGAAGCGATCGTCTACATAAGACTTTGATTCGGATTGGGGGTTTGCGATTTTGTCGAATTCTCCAGCGATTTTGCCGAAGTCTTGATTACGCATTTTGCGGAGTGTTTGAATGTCCATCGTATTTTCCTTTGTATAAATGTATTACGGTTTATTTTTGATATATTGAATATAGATCTCATCATCAATTTCAATCTCTTCATCGAACGAGTTATCGTTCAAATCAAAGTCATCATTATCTTCTTCAACATAACTATTTAGCGTTTTCATACCTCCAGTTTTTTTACCATTGGTATGTTTTGCATGCTTTCCAGAACGCCCACTGGAAACTCTGTCGTCATACTCATCAAAACTGCGAGTAGACTTATTATATGTACGACCCATTTTAATCTAATTCTTCAACGAAATGTTTGAATATCTTACCTAGTTTTTCTTTATCATATTTGACAAAACCAGAAAGTTTCTTGATTCTTAAAAGTTCATCATTCCATATATACTGAACAGTAGGATTATCCAACCAATGTTCAACAATATGGTCAAGTTCATTAATAATTACAAGTGTTTCAATCGATAATTTATTTCCTAGAAAAAGAGTTAATGCAACAGGGTATTCATTGAATTTAAAATCAAAGATACTAGAAGTGGGTTGTTTATTTATCTCAACGTATGTCAAAAGCGAAGCCAAATCATCGATAAAGATTTTTGTAATACTTTGCTTTCTTCGATACCATTCCATTAAATTTTCGTCAGCTTCTTGACCTGCGTAAATTGCAGTCTCGTGTCCATATGCAAAATTAGCAACAAAGAACTGAATAATATCACGGTCATTGTTAAACTTTCTTGCTAACTTTTCAAATATGAATCTGTCATTACGAGCATTAAATGCTTCACGTGATCCTTTAACATTACCTCTATTTTCAAAGACGTTAAATTTTTCAGTGGTAAAGTGTAATTTTAATGCAAGATAGTAACGATATGCTTTAAAGCCGTCCACGTTTTGCTCTCAATTCCCTACATTGTTCTCTGACTTGTGGTGGAAAGTCTGGAGAGATCTCAGCAATACTACAGTCATATTTAATTGTTCTTCCTTTTAATGACTCAGCAGAATATACAAAAAATATTACCTGAGCGCAAATAAATGCCAAAATAACAATTAATGCAAGGATATTTTCCTTTGTAGCATCAGACATCTAATTTCGCCTGTTTCGGTAAATAGTTTTCTTCTCTAAAATTTACTTCTAGTTTATCTTTAAGAGATTTATTAACAAGTTTTGCAATATCTTCAGGTTCAATAAAGTTCTCTCTACAATATTGAAGAATCGCTTCCATGTGCGTCATCTTTTTATCACGCACAAGTTGTTCAATATGTAATGAAAAGTCGTTTGAGTTTTTAAACATTCTTTTTGATCCAATATTCGGTATTACGAATTTCTTGGCAAAGTTTATTATATTCTTCAGACTTAGTTCTGAAGAGTTTCCAGATTGGGGTGTTTGGTTTATTAGGATCCATCTGTTTATCAAATTTGTCTAGATACATTGTAAAGAATTTATCTAGTTTCATTCTTTCAATAGAAAGATCTCGGTATTTAGCTACGTAGTCCATTTTATAATTATACCTGTTTTATTTTTGCAAAGAAAATTTCTTCAAATAATCTTTTGCGTCTTGATATTCAGAATACTCTAACAGTTTCTCAATAACATCAACTCCAGGCTCATATAACCCTGCAAGTTGGTTTGGTGATAATTCTACGAATCCACCATCACCTCTAACAGTATATGTAATACTACCATATCCCTGATTCATAAATCTACTATTACTTAATGCACGTTTCTTATTCATTAACCTCTCCTCATAGTTGCAATTTCGACAGCTTGTTCGTCGGTAAAAATTGGAACAGCATTAGACTTATGCATGGTACCGATACCTTTGATATTAGTACCTGTATAAACTGGATTGGCTTTCAAAGTAGCAGAACCACGATCAACACCATTATTAAGACTCAGAATCTTAGGGGTCTCCCGACCAGCAGGTATTCTAAGTGAGTACACATCACTGAGTTGTTGTTTTGGTTTCGCAACAGTCTTTGTGGCATACTTCTTTTTTAATGCTTCCCAACTTGCATCTAATTCACGTTGTTTAGCATTAGGTTTTTTAGCCTTGCGTTTTTTGAATGAAGTGTGTAGTATTTGCATTACAAAGTCCTCAATGATAGGATAATTATACCCTATCTCGAGAAAAAAGTCAACACCTTATTTTTTTCCCTGTAGAGACAGGAACTTGATGCATTCCACCTACTGCAATAGCGTACGCAATACATACATTATCGTTGTTTTTTGCATATGCACATCGAACTGCAACAGGGTCAATTCCCTTAGAAATAGCATTTTC